GTGTGGGTGCCTTTGCAGGTTTGCAATCCAGCCGGAAGCCGCCGCCGTTGGTCGGCGTCTGTGTGCAGGTGAGCGCCTGCGCGCGAGCAGTGCCGACAGCACACAGCGCCAGGGCCATCGTCAACAGTGTTGCCACAATCGTTTGCTTCATCATCTCTCCTCGTCCGACAACAACGCATTGTCCGTCTATCGCCGCCAGCGGTCGATCTCCGCCGCCACCTGGTACGCCAGCGCATGCACGTCGATGCTGCTCGCCACCGTGGCGTAGACCGCCACTTGTGCGCCGCTGGCCCCGCCTGCCATGTCATCCCAGATCCCGCCTAGTTCGTCGTTCGGGATGATGCGCCCGGAACGGCTAGGGGTGAAAATTTCCGGCCCCTGCTCGCCTACCATGTACGTGCGGCCGGCCGTCACCGCGCCACCACTGGCCATGCCGGGCAAACCCGGCAGACTGGGCAAGCTGGGGAAAGCCGGCCACCGCCAGTTGAGCAGGTCAGCCAGCCAACCGGGCGCTTCGGGCAAGCCTGGCCAGCGCCAGTCGAACAGTCGCTGAATCCAGTTGGGCACGTTGGGCATCGCCGGCCACATCCACGCCAGCAGAGTCGTCAGCCATGCCGGCACACTGGGCAGCGCCGGCCAGACCCACTTGAGCAGGTTCTTCAACCAGTCGGCCACCTCCGGCCATTCCGGCCAAGCCCACGCCATCAGGTCCTTAAGCCAGTCCGGCAGCGCAATCGAGAGAGCCGCCTTGCCGCTCAGCACCGCGGTCAGTTTCTCGCCCAACGCCGTCACCTGGTCGATGATGGCCTGCACCTGTGTCGCCGCCGCCGTCAGCCCCAAGTCGTTGAGCGTGCTGACCACCGCCTCGCCAATCGCACCGCCGACGTTGCCGACCATCGTCGTGATGTTCGTCCAGGTCTCGCTGACGAAGGTCTGGAACGCCGTGACGATGCTCTTCAAGCTGTCCCAGGCAGTTGCCCAATCGCCGTTCGCAATGGCCACGATGGCCGTTGTCACCTCGGTCAGCACCGTCGAGATCAACCGGACGGTGTTCGTCACCTGGTCGATGATGGGGCCGACGATGCCCGGCAGGCGCTCGATGGCTGCCGCCAGCAGATTGACACCGAAATCGGCCGCCACTGCCAACGCCACGCCCAGCACCATGATCAGCGGCTGCACCGCCTGTACCAGACCGCCGAACGCCGCACCCATCTCCTGTAGCGCCGGCAGCAGTGGCGCCAGGCTCTCCGGCAAGCCGACAAATGCCGATTGCACACGCTCGATGGCCGGGGCAAAGAACGCCGTCAGCGTAGCACCCAGTCCCGCCAAACTAGTCTGCGCAAATACAACAAATGCGCCCAGGGCCAACGTCGGCGCTTGCAGAAATTCCGGCAATTTGCGAATGTAGCCAAACGCGCTGCGGTCGTCTCCGGTTTCGAATGTGGCTGTCAGGTACGACACCACCAGGTTGATCGCATCGCCGATAGCGGTTAACGTCGGCTGGATGGCCGCCCAGGCCGCCGCCGTCTGCTCCTGGATTCCGCCAAAATTGGACGCCCACGCTGCCGCCAAAAGCGCAACGCCGACCACTACCAGTCCGATGGGCGACAGAATGAAACCAAGCGCCGTCGCCACACCGCTGATGGCCAACATGACCGGCCCGGCCGCGGCCAGCACTCCAGCAAACGCCAACGCTGCATTCTGCACTGGGGCAGGAAGTTCGGTGAACGCCGTGATCAGGTCGGCAATGTAGCGCGCCATGTCGCCGAGCATGGTCAGGAACGGCGTGCCGACAGTAATCAGCACGGAGTCAATCGACCCCTGCAGATAATCCATTGCGCCGTTCAAGCCCTTCATCCGTGCTGCCGCGGCCTCTTCCGCCGCCCCTGCACGTGTGACAGCCGCTTCCATGCTCGCAAAGCCAACGGCGCCCGCATCAGCCAGAATGGTCGCCGCCCGAATTGCATCAGCGCCGAAAATGGTAGTCAACGCCATGTTGCGCTGCGAATCGGTCAGCCCGGCCGTTGTGGTAGCGAGGTCGCCGACGATGGCTTCGAAGTCACGCATTGACCCGTCGGAGTTGTAGACGTTCAGGCCAAGCGACGACATGGCCATTGCGGCTTCATCCGTCGGTGCGGCCAGCCGCATGAGCATCGTTTTCAGTGACGTACCCGCGTCACTGCCGGCAATGCCCGCATTGGCCAGCAGCGACATAGAGGCGGTCAGGTCTGACATGCTCTGGTTGTTGCTGGCGAAAATGCTGCCCGCCATTTTGAAGCCCATGGCCAGGTCGGTGACATCGGCAGAACTGGCATTCGCCGCCGCCGCCAGCATGTTTGAGACGCTCGCCGCCTCGGTGGCGTCAAGACCGAAAGTGTTGATGGCGTTTGCCGCAATCTCGGCCGCCTGCCCCACCTCCATGTTGCCCGCTGCCGCCAGGCTGAGCACGCCAGGCATCGCGCCCATGATGTCCTTGGTGCCCATGCCCGCTTTGCCCAGTTCCAGCATGGCATCCGCCGCTTCGCCGGCGCTGAAGGAAGTTTCCGCGCCGAGACGCAGCGCCTGCTCAGTCAACGCCTGCATGTCGCCGGCCGTCGCACCGCTGACCGATTGCAGCACGTTCATGGACGATTCGAAATCGCCGGCACTCTTCAGCGCCATCGTCGCCACGCCGGCCAGGGGCAATGTCACCGCCGCCGACATGGTCGCGCCCGCTTTGCCCAGTTTGCTGACCAGGCTCTCGGTCTGCTGCTGCGCTTTAGCAATGCCGGATTCGAAGCCGGATGCATCCATGCCCAGCTCGACAGCCATGCGTGCGATGGTGCCCACCTATTTGCCTCCCAGTGCTGCACGTGTCTTCGCTAGCATCCTGGCCACCGCGGCCTCTTCACTCTCCGGTTCAAACTTCGCCATGAAGTCCTGGGGTTTGAAGGGCTTGCCCTTCTTGCCCCGCATCGAGTTCGCCATCGTCGATGCGATAATGCCCGCCCGCAGATCCGCCCGGTCTTCGCCCCAGGGCTCTAGCTGCGCATAAGCCAGCCATTCGGCAAACTGCGCTGACGTCATCTCCGCCAGCATCGCATCGACGTTCGGGCGACCGAGGGCCAGGGCTAAGCGGTAAGCGAAGCGTCGCCCTGGTCGCCGTTGGAGTTTTTTGCGAGTTCGTCCACATCCTCATCACGCAACCCGTTGAGCCGCTGCGCTACCTGGAAGATGCGGTCGAGCGCCGCCGCACTTTTGCCGCCCAGCGGGAATTCATCCTCTTCGGCGAAGAGCCGATCGTTGGTCTCCGGGTCAATCAGGCACAGCAGACACAGCCGCGCCCGAATGTTGCGCAGGTTGGTCGTGACGCTTTTGCCGCGCCGCTCGACCGTGCTGGCCTCGAACCAGTCCCGTTCCGACGCGTTCAGCGTGCGCACCCGCACCCACGCACCGCCCCATTCAGGAATCTGGATGTCTTCGGTTTTCAGGTCGTTTTGCGCAAGGATTTCCGCCTTGCTCAGATATTTCTTTGCCATCTAGATCTAGCCCCCAAACGTCTCACGTGTTTTCCGGTCGGGGTAGATTGTCCCGTCCGGGTTGATGTGCCCACAGAAAATGCCAGTATCCACGAGAAACGGATAGTCGCTGTGTTCATCGGCAAATGCACCCCAGCCCGACCTGGTCAAATAGCCGCCGCGCATCACCCGCTTGCACCATTCCAGGTCGCTCGTGCCACTGGCCACGTTGGTGATGCCCGTCTCCGGGTTGTACCAACTGTAGCGCGGCGTATCGAACACTCGCCGCACCTTGATTCCGCTCAGCACGTACTCTTCGCTGTCCGCCCACATCGCTCGCAGCAGCCCCATGTGGATGAGCAGCGCCCCTGTCGGCACGCCGTCGCACCACACCAGGTCGCCCTTGCGCCAGTCGAGGAACGCCCCCTCGCCCATCCCCCGAAACACCATCGGCTCAGATGGGTACGCCCGGCTGAAATACACACCGCTCACCACCGGCGCCGGCGCCTCGCGCATGTAGCGATTCAGACGCATGAATGTGTCTGGGGGGATGATTACGTCATGCTCCAGGAGGAAGAGCCACTCCATGTCCATGCGCAGCGCCTCAGCCACAATCAGGTTCTGCGCGTCGGCCACCTGGTACCTCAGCGGCATGTAGCCTTCCATCACCTGGCGCTGCTCCGCCATGCTCCAGTTGAGCGGGATCAACTGGCCGTAGCGGGCCGCCACCCACTCGACGCGCAGCAGGCCGGTGCACGCCGTGCCCACCATCAGCCGGTTGGTGTAGCCAGGGTCGTTGCTGTCCTGCACGATAATGCGGATGGGCCGCACGGGGCTATCGTTTGCCAAGCAGCACCTCGATGTTTCCGGCGCAGTCCCACGCCATGTCCCGAATCTGCCACGGCTCCGGCTGGTAGCGCATCCACAGCTTGCTCTTGTGTTCCGGGTCAAAGTGGTAGAAGGTCGCCTCCGTGCACGGGTTGCAGGCCGCCGGGTCGCCGGCATAGCGCTGATTCACGCCGTAGTAGGTCACGATCAGCAGTTCACCGCCCGGCACAAGCAGCCGGTGTACCTCGTTCATGAACGCCAGGAACCCGAACCTTGCCGGGTTGATGCGGGCGACCACGTGCCCGGCAAACGCCTGCAGTACGCTTTCGCTCTCCAGCGGCCACGGGTACTGTTCCAAATCCCACGGTAGCGCGACGGCGGGATGCGCCCGGTTGTCGATGCCCAACCAACCGGGACGCGTCGCCGCCCCACTGCCGATGTCGAGTCGAAAACCGCTGGGCGCCGTCATCAGGTGCCGTAGGTCCAGGTTGCCGAGCCGCTGGTCTCGATGGTGACGCTCATCGACAGCTTGTCGTCGAAGGGCGCTTCAAAGCCGGCTGACTTAACGAAGCCCATGAATGCAACCTTATGCACCGGTGTACCGGGGAAGGTGATCACCCAGGGACACACGATGCGCTGGTCGCGCAGCCACAGAATACCGCCCGACGTGGCACGGTGGGTGGTCTGCTGCGGATCGAAATTCACATCGAGCGTCACCTGGCCGGCGTCGATGAAGCTCGCCACTTTCTCACGGTAAGCTGACCCGCTGTCGTGCGCCGTTACGTCGATGGTTTCGGTCTCGCCGTCGAGCCCGCTGATGTTCGTCACGTTCACCAGCGTGCCGGTTGTGGCCGTGCCGGTTGTAGTGCCGAAGTTGACGACAGTCCCGAACCCCGCCTTTCCACTCATGTCATACCTCCTCGTACTGAATCATGAAATCCAGCGCCACCGCATTCCGGCTCGCCTCTGGATCGTCCAAGTCTCTTTCGCCGACACACAAACACGAACCAATGGTCAGCGTCCCCCATGTGCCCTTGAAGCCGTCGAGGCGCTCCCGCACCACACTGGCCACGCTGTAAGCCACCGCCGGCGTACTGCCCCAGCACGTCACCTGCATGCGTGCCCGTGGCAGCCCGTCCGGCCCAGCCAGGTCGTGCAGCCGCCGGGTGTCGATGCGCTGGTACACAATGGCCGGTAGCGTCGGCGCCTGCGGCAGCATGCGCGCATGCATGCGTGTGCCCACCAGGCCGGCCACCGCCACCCCTGCCAGCGTATACGTCCGCAACTCCGCTTCGAGCGTCACTGCACCTCCGCGACCGATAACGCGTTGTTGTCAGTCGAACAGCCTCACCGAATCGACTCCACGAAATCCCGCACGGTAGCTTCGACGGCCGCCAGGATCTCCCCTTCATGCTGGTCGAGGGCCGGCCGCATGTATGGCTGGGCCGCCATCCGACTGGTGCCAAACTCCACATGCTCCGCATAGTCGGTATGT